AAGAATAGAGGTAAGCTCAACCTCAGCATCCAAGTTATGGTAAGCATTGAGGTCTTGTCCCAATTCTGGGGTCCACTTTGCTTTCAATTTCTTGGTTTCTGCGGTGATTGCTACAGAATCAACTTTAATGTCGATTTCTGGAATTCTTTCATTTCCTTCAAGATCCCAAAGGTCATCGCCCTTAATAGACCCAAGGCCATTACCAACAACAAGGTCATCATCAATTGGGAAAGAGATGCTCTGACCAGCAGCGGCTGTAAGATTGAAGAGCAATGATGTATTGGTTCCATTATCCATTGGAGTGTTAGTAGCAGCACCAGCATATACCATAGTGAAACGGTAGCCAGCATTTGATGGATCTTGAGTAATAGAACCAGAACCAATTCTGGTACAACGACGAATATGAACGCCTCTTGCGCCACCAGAAGATGAGATTGCGGTAACATTATCAACTACAAATTGAGCCAATGCGGTAGAACCAGTAAACTCAACAACAGCAACAGGATAACCAGCAAGATCGGCATCGTATTGAGTTAAAGAATCAAGAGTTGCTTGGTCAGCAGCAGAAAGTGGGTTAGAACCTTCTCCAGCGGCAACACCAGCAGTACCAGATGCTACAAGAACAAGTGATGCAAGAGCAACAGTAGCAGAACCGGTTGCAGAAGCGTAACCACTGTTAAGTCCACGAGGACCACCACCAAGGTCGCGAACACGAGAAAGGTTCACACCACCGGTGATTTGAGAAGCCAATTTACCACCACCGTAGATAGAATCACCAGTTTCATATCCAAGACGATCTGCAACACCAGCAGGGCTGTTATCAGAGAATTTAAAGTCCATGAAGAAGATGAGACCAGAAGGAAGGCTCATTGGTTGAACACTAACGAGATCATTAGCGATAAGTCCGGCGAATACACGACGAACAATTGGGAAAGCCACAGCTGCGAAGCCTTCAACATCACCGCTTGCCATTGAAGACGATTCACGAAGAAGTTCTTTTGCTTGGTTTTCAAGAAGACGGGCCATGTTGTGCTTCTGCTGATCATTTGAAAGACCTTCAAGAAGACCGGTTTGACCCCATTTGTTAAGAAGAGCTTGTCCTTCTTTCGCCATATCGCGTTGGACAATACCTTCAGTAAGGGTTTGAACAATAGACATTTTTAATACCTCCATATATGATTAATTAATGCCAGCGAGTTTTTTCATTCTGTCAGCAAAAGACATGGACTCGGTAACCACATTTTCTTTTCGCCTAGGCATTATCGCTGATAAATTAGATCTTCTGTTTACAGACTCGCTCAGTGATTGTGGACCGCTCTTAGATGAGGATCCCACTGTAGCACTCAGAGTCTCATGAAGTACCTTTGCTTCATCAACAGATGTCGCCTTTGCGATGGCTTCAACAATTTTAGATTTTTGTCGCTCATTCAGGGAGGCATCGCTTAAAGTCTTGTTCGCATAAACCAAACGAGCATTGGCAACCATTGCTTCGTCAAGTTTTGCTTTGAGTTGTTCAACAACTCGTAAAAGTTTATTTGTATCCTTGTTTGTTAGTCTCAAGGATTCTTTGAGTTCTTCGTTCTCTTCTTTGTATATATCGCCTTGTTCTCTGGCGAGACGAAGTTCCTCGTCGTATTTTCTGGTTTCTTTGTTAGTTGTAATCCAGCCGTGCTTGTCTTCTCCAAGGTCAACATGTAGTTCTTCGTTTAGCTCTTCCTCTGACTCTTCTTCAGACTCTTCATCTTCGGTGTCTTCGTCCTCTTTTTCTTCAGCGAGAATATCAGAAACCATTTCAATCATTTCTTGAAGAGTTAGTTCTTCTTCATCTCCACCGAGATCACCAAGAAGATCTTCGCCGCCTTCGTCACCACCGCCAAGATCAAGATCTCCAAGAAGATCATCGGTTGCCATTGGTTCTTCACCAGCAGATGTTGGATCTTCTTGAGCAGCAGCTTTTACAACATTAAGATCAATTTCAAAATCTGACGGATCGAATTCAAATTCCATTGAAAGCTCAGCTTGAGCATTTGGATCAACAATACTGCTTGGTGATGATGCCAATGGAGCAGAAGGAACAGCAGAAGTTGCAACAGAAGCACCAGCGTCTCCGCCCATTTCTTCTTCATGAAGCATATCGGCTTCTTCAAGCTCATCCATCTCAGCAAGAAACACTCTGCCATTTCGTCCTTCAACTTGAACGCCGTCTTCGTCAATTGAACGAATTTTTCCGATTTGATTTGATTCCATATGACGAACATATGAACCAACACCAATTCGAGAATCATTTCCCTCAAGAAGAGACTCGACCGCTTCTTTAATTTGAGGAGCATACTTTTCAATAATTGCCTGTTCGGCGTTTTTAAGTGCAGCCTCACGAAGTGCGGTTGCATCAACAATTGCTTGTTCTAACATTGAAGACATTAAAATTTCTCCTAGAAATACTATATCACAAGTAAATAGTGTTTATGATGGGAAAAGGAAGATTATCTAATTTGTTGTAACAACTCTTAATAATAGGGCCGCATCGTCTGCTTGTATACCGGCAGCATCAAAATTCATATAAATTGTTAAACGATCACCAGAAACAAAAGAAACAGGAGAATCTAGTAATTTTACGAAACCTGTGTTATTGGCAGCACCAGCATTCCCTGTGATTGTAACAGATCCTGTTTGTCCTGTCACGGCACCGTTTTTATAAACTTCAGCTATAAAATCATAAGTCCCACTAGTATTTATTAAATATTGTATTTCTGCTGTAATATGAGTAACTTGGCCGCTGGCTGGCATTCTGTAGCCGTAATCGTTTGTTGAACCATTAACTGTGGTTGTCTCGATCGGTCCGGTTCCTGTAAATGTTACATTATAACCATAAGCAATAAATGATGGTATGCCTAAATTAGCAACGGAATCGAAAGTTACATTACCCGCGCCGTCTGTTTTCATAACTTGGTCACTTGTTCCATCGGCGACGGGAAGTTGATAGACAGGGCTGCCACCATTAGTAACAACAATGTTAGATCCGGATACAGTGCCGACATTAATCGTGTCTCCATAAAAGTTTCCATTACTATCAATAACCGTATCTTGTCCCGGAGATGCTCCTGCTATTTTAATTGAGTCAGCAAAAGCAAATGATGAAGCAGAAACATAGTTTGATGAACTCATGGTTGTGTCAATTATAATCGCACCCCCATCTATGTCGAAAACTCTGTTTGTACCATGAAAAATAGACATTCTGCTATCATGATAGAGATACATATTATCATCTCCATCAAGATACATTGTGCTAGTACTTCCGTATAAATAAGGACCTTGATTAGCAGAAATACCAGTTCCATCTAAATATATTCTTTTGAGTGACGCAACTGTAATATCGTCATTCAAAACAGATTTACCAGATATTTCTAGAGCAGAAGCACTAATGGGTAAAGATGATGATAAATGATTATTGCTTATCTGAAGACGAACAGAGCCTGATGTTTGAAATTCAATTTGGTCCTCGCCGAAATCAATTAAAGTATTTCTTTCGGTATCATCTGCTGCTTTAAGGTCTCCGATAACTTGAGATCCTTTCGAGTATTTGTAAGTCATAGTTAATCCTTTTTGTTATAAATAGAATTTTAGAAATAAAAAAGGATGCCCGAAGGCATCCTTTAGGATTAGGAAATAACAAATTAGATGATAGTCCAGTTGCCGCCATCACCATTGTAAATCAAAGTAACAGAAGCATTGTTTGATTCTAATGCAATCGAAGGATCTCCATCGATCCCATAAGTGGTATTATCGTTTGGTCTAATTGTAATTGGATAAGTTGCCGTCGCGGAATGGCCTTTGATAATTACAATATTGCCAGAAGAATAAGAACCAGATAAATCAAAAGTGTAAGAAGCTGTAACATTTGCACTTGCCCATGCATGAAGCCCTTTGTTTCCAGCGGTACTGATTATAGCATCTGCTGCATAATTATCAGTATTATAGCCGGTAATACTAAAGCCACTTGCGACATCTGCGGTAATTCCTGAAAGGTTTGCGCCGGAACCGTAGTAAGTTGAAGCAGATACGGGAACAGAAGAAGCCAAAGAATTTGCTCCATTAGTTTGTTTAGTTTGAAAAGTCACTGCATTGGTAGTACCAATAGTCAAACCATAAGTGGCATTATTAGCATCACCACCATCAGCAATTGTGATGTTTGTATCATCAACAGTTAATGTAGTTGAATTGACAGTTGTAGTTGTTCCGTTGATAGTAAGATCACCAGTAATCGTTGCATTACCACCAATTTGCAAATTACCAAGCGCATATAAATTGCCAGAACCAGAAATATCACCAGATGAAGCAGAAATATGACCTGTAGAAACAACTAGATCTGAATTTGTAACTGTTAGAGCATTGGTTACGGTGAGATCATTACCTACAGTAAGATCCCCACCAATATCACCATTAGCTTCAATATCTAAGCTAAGACCTGAAATAGCACCAGAACCAGAAATGGTCGTTGCACCAGCAATTGCCCCAGCATTAGTAATACCACCACTTTGAAGAGCTAAAAAAGTACCAGCAAGAGTGGTCATGGTCAAAGCAGAACCAGAAATATCACCAGCAGCAGTAATACCACCACTTTGAAGAGCTAAAGAAGTGCCTGCGATTGTAGTAAGTGTAGTAGCAGAACCAGAAATGGTTGTTGCACCAGCGATTGCACCAGCGGCAGAGACACCAGAAGAACCAGCATCCAAACCTTCTTCGGCTTTAATAGAGCCACTTAATACGGCGGCTCCACGTTGAAATTTATAAGTCATTTTTATTATCCTCCAAATGTTTTAAATAGTTTTGACTTTATCGGACAGCACTAGAAAATAAAGAATTTATCAGCACCATTCGAATACAAAGAAATTGAGCCATAATCTGACTCAATTGTTTGATTTGACTGTCCATCAATTACATCAGAGCCTGATGATTGAACTGTGATATTATAAAGAGAAGCATTGCCGCTTTCGTCTTTAACAATAAAAGTTTGACCGCTGTTTAATGTGTTAGCTAAAGGCAATTGAACAATAGCAGCAGAGCCTGTGTTAACACCAATATAATAATCTGAAGAAGAAGCTGTATAAGGTGTTGATGTGACCTCCGCTCTTGAGAACGTATTGCCGCCGGCCGAAATGCCTGTTAAATTCGATCCGTCTCCATAAAAGGCTGATGCTGAAATATTCAATGAAGCAGAGATATCACCAGTGACCGTTAAAGCATGATCTGGATTTATGTTATTAATTCCGACAAGATTAGCCGAGGATGATACGAAGATTGTATTGTCTTGAACTGATTGGTCCGTATCGTTTCCAATGAATAAATACCCTTTGTCCAAGTTTGGAGTTGCGTTTGTTCTTCCTGCTCCTCCGACTCTTACTTGGCCTGATGGATCCGCTTTTGTGACTTTGCCTATATTTTGTATTAAATTACCAGAACCAGTTGGAGCAACATTTGTTAAACTTCCAGAGACTCCACCAGATCCCGTTTGAACATAAAGTGTATTACCTGCGGAAAAAGCAGAAGTATCAAAACCATTTAATCTTCCAAGAGTCACAATGCGACCTGTTGCGCCGTTATTGATACTTCCGTCTCCAACCAAACCAAAAGCAGGCATTTTTGCTGGATCGTCACATGCAGCGAGAGCGACCGTTGGTGTTCCTCCGGAGATTCCTTTAATATAAACAACTTGGCCTTTACTTATCGTTGCACCTTCGTCGTTAATAGCAGAGAATGAAATACCTCCGTTTAGGAATTTGGCATAAAGATTCTCGTAGCCTAGACCTTCTTGTCCGATACTATATTGTTCGTCAGCATTTGGAACAATGTGAGAAGCAGTAATGTCGCCACTGCTTACATAAAGATCACCAGCAGCTAAGGTTACATCAGATCCGTTATAAGTGAAATTTGAATCACTTGTTATAGTTTGGTTTGTAGCATTTAATACTCTCAAAATCGCATTAGCACTTGGCGATTGTATAGCAACACCGCTCAATGTTCTTCCATCACCGTAAAATGCCGCACCGGAAATATTAGCTGACGATGAAATTACAGAAGAAGCCGTTATTTCATTTACTGTTATGTTTCTCGAGGAATCAACAAAAGTTGTTCCGGCAATATCAATCATATCTTGAAGATAAAGGGAGGAGCCGGATATATTTGAGGAAGCAGACAAATTGACTGTAACCAGAGTATCCGATCCTGTTAAAAAAGTTAAAGTGTTCTCGGAGCCTAGAGCTCCGTCAGCATTGAATTGGATTTCGGTGTTTGATCCAACCGGCGTTGGTGTTCCTGTGACACCCGTTAAGCCAGAGCCGTCTCCTTCAAAATAAGCTCCGGAGATTCCCGTTGAGGCCGAGATGACAGATCGATTTATTGTTGTAGGAAGGACTGCATTATTTATTGAATCAGAGCCCGTGATGTTCCCACCGCCGATATTGAGGGTGGACTCAATAGTAGAAAATTGTATTGTATAATAGTTGTTGGAACCGTCTGTTGTTATTAAATAATCGCTGTCATTTACTCCTGTTTGTGGAGACACAATTATAGCGGTCGTATCTAATCCAATGCCGCTGGCTGTTGAACTAATCACTCTGTTTAGATTTGTTTTTGCTGTCAAATTACCAGCAGAGTTTGTCAGAGGCGAAGAGTGAGCTATTTGAGTTGGAGACAATTGTCCCGAGATATTGGCAGCAGCAATATCTGTAAGATTAGAGCCATCGCCATAATAAGAAGAAGCAGAGATATTGATTGAGGCACTAATATCTCCTGTGACCTCAAGAGTATTAGATGAAGTTGCGAATGTTAAATTGGCTGATGCTCCAAAAGCACCATCGTCATTGAATTGAATTTGTGTATTGGATCCATCTGGTGTGCCACCACCCCCGCCAACTCCCGATAGTCCTGAACCATCTCCGACAAATGCTGTTGCATAAACTGTTGCTGATGATGAAAACGCCGATGCTGTGAGATCGGTTATTGTTTTTTGTCCATTTATTGTTTGGTCCGTGTGAGTGTCGACGATGTTCTCAATCGTTCCCTCGGTCGAACCGGCAAAGCCCGCCCTCTTCTTCATTATGTTGTAAGACATCTTATTCCTCTAATCTATAGAAACTTTACAATAATTAGGCTTTTGATTGTAAAATCGTTCTATTCGGAAGGCTCGTTGAAATGTTCGGTAAGAACCCAATAAATATATTTACCGTCGTATCCAACACTTTGATCATCGGCCGAATAGCCTGTGTGAACTTTAATATGAATCATACCTGGCCCATCATTCCAGCCATCACGACTATTTCCGTTATATTGAAATCTTAAAGTTGTACCCAGACTTCCAGTATTCGCTGTTAAAAACCAAGAATCAGCACTAGAATTACCTGCTACCATTTCATTAATAATTGGAGTTTGTCTAGAGCCTCCGGCCCAATGAAACAGGTACATCAATTTCATAAAAAGATTTCCTTGCGGTGCTCCTTTATAATGGCCGAGAACTGTTATTTCTGCTCCAACAGCAGCCCACAGGTTTGTTCCTGAATAAGGTTGTCCTGTTCTTTCATCATAAGGTTCAATTGAAAATAAATCAATAACATTAGGTGCTTTGAGCCAATCGTATTTAGCATACATAAATTCTTTAACAAAACTTTTCTTATCTGCGTACGAGCCTGTATTTGTTAAATTACTTGGATAAGAAATCTTTGAATAATTATTATGTATGATCTCGCCATCTAACTGAAGATTTCCGTCAACTTTTAACCTTGTGCCGTCATATGTTAGATTCGAGGATGCTCCAAGGACCCCATTGTTATTGTATTGTATTTCGGTGTTCGACCCTGCTGGAGATGTAGAGCCTCCGCCACCTCCACCGGAGATTGTTGAGAATGTTAGATTACCGGCACCGTCTGTTGTGATTGCTTGACCACTTGTCCCATCAGCAAGAGGTAATTGATAGACAGGTCCGTTTTCATTGGTCACTACAATATTCGAACTAGAGACAGTTCCGACATTAATAGTATTTCCATAGAAATTCCCTTGATTATCGATCACAGTATCTTGGCCAGCAGGTGCTCCTGCGATCTTGACTCCATCAGCAAAATGAATAGATGAAGCACTTAAAGGAAGAGATGAAGAGAGGTGGTCATTATTTATTTGAAGTCGAACAGAGCCTGATGTTTGAAATTCAATTTGATCTTCTTCGAAGTCAATTAGAGTGTCACCTTGGGCATCATTTTCAGCCTTTATATCTCCAAATTGTCTTTTTCCAACAGAATATCTATATGCCATTTTGGTTTCCTCGAGTCATCAATAAATAGGTTTTTGATAATAAAAAGGGAGGTTGCCCGAAGGCAACCTCCACAGAATGCAAGGAATGAAAATCCAATCCGAAGATTAGAATACCATCCAGTTGTTAGAACCGTTACAAATAAATGTAACAGCAGCATTTGGAGACTCAAGGTAAATTGAAGCAACACCATCGATATCGGCAGCAGTTACTTCAAGGTAAGCACCGTCAGGTACATCACCCATCTTGAGGTATACCATTTGACCAGCAGCAGCACCTGATGGAAGAGCGATAGAATCAGCATCACCAGCAGTAAGGTTTTCATACTTGTTAACCTTACCAGCATCAAGAACGGTGTCAGCAGCAACTTTAGAAACAACATCCATTTTCATGGTACCAACAAGTTCACCGTGGAAGGTTTCAGCCTTCATGTGTGGAGCTTGGATTGGAAGTGAAGAATCAAATGCAGCCTCAGCAGAACTATCAAAAGCAACAGCAGTGTTAACTTTGAATGAAGCAAGGTTAGAACCAATTTCAAAACCTTGGCCATTAGCAAGACTAGCAGCACCATCAGCAACTGTGATAAGAGCATCTTCAACAAGAAGCTGACCAACAGAAGCTGAGAAGGTGTTACCAAGAACAACAAGGTCACCATTAATGGTTATGTCGTTAGAGAAGGTTCTGCTACCAGCGATGGTTGACTTGAGATCAAGACCAGCAGCGGTAATCTCGAGAGCATCGTTGCTAGCACCACCAGAAAGAATAAGGTCAGCGCTAAATTGACCATTACTGTACTTCATATCGATTGAGGTAGTGTCAGCAACAGAAAGGTGAGCACGAACTTCATCAGCAGATGGTCCTGTGTAGGTAATAACACCAGTGCCGCTGTTGTAAACAAGGCTTCCGTCACCACCAGCATCAGTTACACTGATAGACTGACGAGCGCGAGCTTCGGTGAAGTAAAGGTTAGAACCTTCAGTAAGATCATCGGTGGTCTTGGTAGAAAGAGCATCATCCCAAGAACCAGAGAACTCAAGAGAATCAATTGAGAACTCACCAGAAGCATCATAATCAATCATGTAACCAGAGCTAAGTGCTGCATGAACACGAGCGTCGGTGTAGTACTGGTTGGTTGAACCTTCAGTAAGAGCATCGGTGTCAGCAGCAGCCATTTTAACATCCCAAGAAGCAGAGAAGTTAAAAGCATTTGTTGAAATAGCACCAGTTGAGCTATTATAATCTACAAGGTCGCCATCAGCAGAAAGAAGACCTTTTGCATAAGATTCATCAAGAGCGATAGTACCGTCAGCACCATTTCTCCAATCGGTCATAGAAATACCAGCGCCAGCACCAAGTTTGTACTCAAGAGCACCAGAAAGCTCAGCAGCAGAAACTGCACCAGTAACAGCAACATCACCACCGAATTCGGCATCACCTACTTGCATAGATGTAGAAGCAATGTAAAGATCGCCAATCGCACGAAGTTGTCCACCAGCTTCGATGTCAGCAACAGCATAAATATCGGCATCTGAGCTGATATTTGCACCATCATCAGTAAGTATACCTTCTTCAGCGATTACAGAACCGCTAAGACGGGCACGTCCAATTTGAAATTTATAAGCCATTTATTTATCCTCCTAAAAAGTAAGTGCTCTAACGGCACGATGCCGATAAACACGGGGTTTTTTCAACATCAAAAAGAGCACACTGTAATTAGATTTAGTGGATTCTAATCGACCATCAATATACGAAAAATTTGTCGGTGCCGTCTGTGTAAATATTCAAGGCACCTCGAGGTGATTCGATAGTGACCGATTCTAGGCCATCAATTGTATTTCCAGCAGAAGCAGAGATGATAATACCGTACTGGCCGGCATTACCTGCTTCATCTTTAATAATAAACACCTGACCGTCTGTCAGCGATGATGCGGAGGGCAAAGTGAGGATTATGTCTGCTCCGGATGAGTTACTGACGCCGACAAAGTACTCTGAAACAGTAATCGTACTGGAGGCCGTAAATGCCGTTCTATTATGAACAAAGCCAGCTTGAGCATAAAAAGCATCGCCATCAAACTTAATATAAGGCGAGGAATTGAGGTTTCCATTTGCGTCTGTAAACTGAAAGGAGCCGGCTGACCCTTGGCCAATATTGATGCCTGCTTTTACAATTTGATTATTTGCATTAAGAGTTAAAATTGTTGCTGCTGCTGCGGTTTGAACAGGTATTCTTGTAAGTTCAACTGTTGGAGCAGCAATTGTAAATGTATTTGTTATTGGAGAATAAGAAAGATCAGAGTGTCCTCGAATATTCCTCTCGGCATTATTATATGTTGCATTCGAGTTGTTGAAGAACACCAAGCGATATTCATCTAATTTGCCTTGATAGGATTGCTCAATATGAGAGACATTGGCAAGATCGCTTCCATCGCCGTTAAAGTCGCCTCTAAATGCTCCGCTTAAGTTAGCAGAATAGTCTGAGGGCGCAGCAATGTTTTTGGAAACGAAGTTAAATGACACAAAAATCTAGTCCTTTGTAATAACTAGATAATAAACCAATTAGAAGCACCATCGGAGTATAAAGAAACAGCAGCGAAGTCTCCGTTCTCAATTTGATAATTTGTTTCTCCGTCAATTAAATCACTGCCGCTCATGTTAATATCAATTGAAACAGCAGGATCTCGACCAGATCCGGTGAAATCCCATTCGTCTTTGATATAAAAAACTGTGCCAGCGGGAACATCTTGCGCTCTTGGTAATTCTATTTCAAGATGACCAGATGCAGAAACGCCAATAATATAATTTGCTGTCGACGCAGTATAAGGAGTTGCCGTTATTCTTGTATAAGCAAAAGCAATCCCGCCGCCTTGAAGAGATAAACCACCATTAATATAAACACTTCCAGTAAATTGGTGTGTATCGTCAGAGGTGTCTCCGAACTTTGTGGAACCACTAACATCAATATTGATAACGGTTCTATTCTCGACATCAATATTAATCTCATTTGCGTTGATAGTACCAGAAACATTCAAAGTTCCTGTTAAGTTAAGAGTATTGCTTGATGTGAGCCACACTAAGTTATCAGAACCAGATAAGTCATTTGATCCAGAATGAAATTGCAAAGAGCCGGTAGGGCCGTTTGCAACCCCCGGATCTTCACAATTAATAAAAGCCCAGCCGAATTCAGCCATTAGCCAACTCCGATAGAACCAGACCAGTTAGAACCGGAAGGAGATGCGCCCTCGACTCTACCAACATCAATATTTGTTAAAGATGCGTAAATACTAAAATTGGGGGTACTAGCGTCGTCTGCCATTAAAAATATTGATTGTGCCTTCACATCCATTACTAATTCTTTAGATCCATCAACAAGAACATAATTTCTAACTGTATTATGTAAACCACGTCTAGAAAAAGCAACCCTAATCTCATCACCTGCACTGCCGTGATTAATAAATGTTATTGATTTTGTTGTATATGGAAAATCAATTTGATAATAATTACTAGAACCAGACGCAGGAGCAACTGCGCCAGTTAAAAAAGGCATGCCGCTTGCTTGATATGACCCGACATTATTCAGACCAACCGAATATATAAAACTTGATGACATCTCTAATCTCCTATCGTATTAAATAGTTTAACGACGTCGTTTCGCCATTTCTTTCTTATGTCTCGCAATAGCTCTTTTTTTTGCTAAACGCCTTTTGACAGAAGGTTTGATATATTCTCTTCTATCTCTTGCTTCTTGAATAATTCCAAGTTTCTTGCATTTTCTTGAAAATTTCTTAACGGCTCTCTCAACAGATTCGCCTTTTCTAATTTTGTATTCGTAGTTATAACCCATTACTTCTTCTCGTTCATTTTAGCCCAAATGGCTGATGTTTTATTCATTAATTTTGAAATGTCGACTCCGGGATCATTTGGAGCGACTCCGCTAAGAGCACCCTGTCCTTGCGTATTTGTGGGTGCGGGGGCTGGTGTTGTTCCTTCAAAAAGATTGACGCCGTTATAAGCATCTTTGCCAATTGAATCCATTAGCGTTTTTCTTTTTGCCGCAAGTCTTGCTTTAGCTTCCGCATCGGTTTCCAAGCGAGGTTGTGGCTTTTGATATTGTCGCTGCTCTACAATTGGTTGGGCGGGAACTTGTTGTGTTCCTCTCATAACCTCGGCAATAATAGAAGAAAGAGTTCCATCTTCGAACATAACTTCTTTGATGCACTCTTTGATCAGCGGCTTCAATACTTTTTTTAATTCGTTTTTATTCATTAATCCCTCAAAATCTTATCAAAAAGATTATCGATTTTATTTTCTTTATGTTCTCGCATCCTAATTGGATCAGCTTTATAATCCTTTGGATAAACGAAAGCATTTGGAGTTGATGGCTCGGAGACGATATCAAAGCAAATCAATTGGAAGTCGTTTTCAACGACGGTCTGGCCTGCGGACTCACGAACCGATCCAAGACCTCTTGATGAGATTCCGAGTTTAACTCCGGCTTTAATTAGTTCTTTTAAAGTTCTTCCGGAAGGTGTGTCAAGAACTTTGATTTTGCCCATAACATCCTTGCCTTCCCACCATACATCTGTGATGATATGAGAGACATTCTTGAGATTCACAACAGAATCATCAGGATGATCTAATTCTCCGCAAGCACGATTATCATCAACAATCTTTTTATAATTCTTCATCTCGCGATTTAGAACATCATAAGGATACACGCGGCCGTTTCCGTTTTGCTTGTCGGCAGTTTGAATACGTCCAGTAAGATACATCGCTCCATTAGAGATCTCCCGCTTCTCTCGTTCAGTCAAGAGATCGGGGCACATCCCATCGGGGCATAGTTCATAAAATTCTGTTAATAGTTTTTTAGACATTTTGTATCCTCAAATTAAAAGCGGGCGCGACCCGCCCGAGTTAAGATCCGCTGCAACAACGACGAACGGGTTGTAACATCCATTTCTTATTCATTTTTTGCTCCTTGGTTAATCTTAATTCCTTCGTCATTCACAAGCATACCAATAAAGTACGATGTTCCAGACGACAGCCACCCGCAAATTAGAAAGTTTGCGAATGTGTATTCAAATGTAAATAGTTCTGTAAAGCCGTTTAAGGTAAACAAAAGGGCTCCAACCCAAAATCCCATACACATTGGGCAGTGCCAAACTTTACCCCATCCACGCCAAGCATCTTTCGCAGGACGGATTTGATCAAAGATTGATCCATAAACAAGGATTTGAGTTAAGCCATATGCCGCAAGAATAAACCATACGATATCCATTTGTAACTCCAGAAAGTTTATATTCATTTTAACCTCTAATAATAATATCCGCCGTACGGATAAGCTCCAAAGATGTAAGGACGAATTGAGCCTTTCTTTTCTTCTTGTGGGACCTCGCCAAGTTCTGTTGAATTTTCAGCATTTGGATCTGTTAAAGAATCATCATACATTTGTTCGTAATCATGAACGGTCTCGAAATATGGTCTTTCGCTTTCAATCCATTCTGAGATTTGATTGAGGATAAGAGGATAAAGTTTGTCGGACATTCCGGGATCTTTCATTTCAAGGAGCTTGCCTTCAAGAGAACCATAAACATTTCCGCCTTGAATTGTATCGTAAGCAATAATTCCTTTTGTTCTCAGACGTTCCATTAAACGAGAAGACGTTCCGTAAACAATATCAGTTGCCAAATCTTTAGCAAAAGTTACAATTTTCTTTTTCTCCGCCATTAGCACGATGTCAATGTCCGGATGATCGAAGATCATTAGATCGCCATTATGAGCTTTTCTAATATTGAGATTGAATTTGAGCTCGTGAAGATTGGGGTTGTTAATTGTAACGCCAATGTTTGGAGACGTATTAATACTAACCCCGATTGTTGTGTCTCGAGGTTCGGGTGCCGGAGCACTTCCAATCTTTACATTAATGCTCATTTTTTTTCACCTCATGCACTAAATCTTGAATGTAAAACAGATCCCTAAGCATTTGTTCGTCTAAGCGTCTTTCTTTAAAACTATTGAGTTTATCCACAACTTTTGAGGCATTCTGAGCATATGTGCCTTCGGTCAAGGTCTGAAGGGAAGATCGGAGACGATGGATCTCTTCGTTGATAAATGATTTAAGACCCACGCCATTGTCCGAGAACGAAATAATAAAGTTTGTTAACAGTTCTCTCTGCTCTTTGCGAAGAGACTCTGCGTAGGTTTCGTTGAATTTATTAACAAAGGTCTTGTATGTAAGGTTGTCGATATGCTTCATTTTGGACTCAACGAGAGTCTCTCTTCTGAACTCGACAACTCTGTGTTCGATAAGCAAACGCTTTTTCGCTGGAAGCTTCTCTTGTTTAAAGAACATATCGGCTGTTGCCATGTTCTTGTAATTTCCAATAAAGTTATTCCAAATTGCTGAATTAAAAGCTTCGTTCATTAATTTGATAAGCTTAGTCTGAGCGTTGAAAACAGCTTTTCTATCAAGATTATCATAATCTTTTTTGATCTCGTAAATTACGCGAAGAGACTTTGAGTATTCTTTTTCTCCTGTTCCCTCGAGCAATGAGTTATATACATCGAGGTCTCTTTTAAGTATAGTTCCTTTCTTGAAATTTTCCTTAATAACGGAGGTAATTCTCTTTTTTTCGTACTCATCATTGCGTACAATTGCTTTTGTCAATTCTTTAACTAAACATTCGTAAAGAAAAGCGGTGTTTCTTTTCTTATTGTGATTCATGCTTATCATCCTTTTTCGTTAGGCTTTCTAATAACACTTTGATATCGTTACTCAGAGTAAATAGTTTCTCTTCTTCTAAGTTCTGATTTTCTTGGTTTTCTTGATACATGCCCTTAGCTAGGGTGTCTAAGCCACCGAATCCTGTCTTTCCCGGAAAGGTTGTTCTAGCGGTTGAGCCTCGAATCTCGCCGCTTGTTGCGGCATTAGATAATTGTTGAGACCTTCTTGAACGACGTGGTTTCTTTTGCATTTCATAAGGACCTCTGCGATTTGGTCTCGCATCATCGTCTCTCTTTGCAGGAGGTTCAGCCAAAAGCGTGGTTTCTCCTTCGTCACCACCACCTGCTGGTTCTGCGGCGGGTTCTTCACCGCCTCCTCCGAGGTCTCCAAGGTCGCCAAGATCTTCGCCACCTCCACCGAGGTCGCCACCAAGATCACCGCCGAGATCGCCGCCCAAATCTCCAAGACCGCCTCCGCCTCCAGCATCAGCACCAGCTTCTCCTTCAGGTTGAGCAGCAGCTTCGAGAGCAGCAGCAAACTTTTTATCATGAAACATTTCGCGTTGACAGCGAATAAACTCATCAGCAGACATCCCAAACATATGTTCAGCAACCCATCGCTTCGAGAAATAACCTTCGGTTGCGTTCGAGGCAACAGCAAATTTCTTGTCCCAATGCTCGAGCTCTTGAAGCTCTGCAATCTTTGATGGATTATTTAAGGCCAACTTGAAGGAAAGCAAATCATCTCCACGAAAGCCGAGGGTAAATAGATGGATAATTCCAATTTTTTCCAATTCTGAAATAACGACTCTCTGAAGTCTTTGAATGGTTCTTGCAAAGCGAATGTCTTTTTGAGCAAGAGTTGTCTTGTCCTCGGTTGCTCCTTCGCCCATTGATAGATACGATTGTGGAATCTTAAGAGCAGAGAATAACTTGTCTCGAAGGTATTTAACATCGTCAATGCCGCCGTTATATGAAGAGCCGGGCAGACTTGAAATATCCGAGGCTGTTCCGCCACGGACAGGGATGAAATAATCTTCTTCAATTGAAAGTGGATTATAACGAAGATCGACACGACCGGTTGTTGGATCAACAACTTGGTGTCGTTTCATTTGAGTCATAACCTTCTGCATATATTGCTCGACATCTTCCGGAGCAATGTTTCCAACATCGATTTTAAAAAGTCTTCTTTCTGGTGCTCGAACAATACGATAAGCCATCATAGCATCCTCGAGCATTGTAAGTTGTCGCCAAATACGACGGGCTGGTTCGAGAACAGAAGTTCCATATGGAGAAAATTTATCGTTGCCTAGGATACGGAAGTGAGCGACCTGCCAATTCTCAAAGGTCATACCACCAGAGTTCCACTGGAATTGAACATAATTGGGGTTCGTCTCGTCTTCTCCTTCCATTCTTTCAACTTCTTGCGAAGGTAGACCAATACAATTTTGGATCCCTGTTTGATCGTCAATGTCCAAATAAAGAAAAAGATCTCCGTACTTACACATTGTACGACACCAGCCGAAAAGATTGTAGTCGATGTTAAGGACTTT